CATCTGCATTTATAGCTTCGTTGCCAACAGCACCCGAACCACCAACGCCAGTCTCAGTAATTATTGCATCCGCAGAAATGCCTTCAATTCCTACGCCACCTGTGCCACCAAGACCAGCGGTGTGTGGACTTCCATTAAGATCACCCCAGCCGCCTTGGCCCCAAGCACCTATTCCCCAACCGAATGCCTCAACAGAAACAACATTGCCGACAGCTGCTGTACCACCAACACCAGTAGCTGTCGGCAATCCTTCAATAACGCCTGTGCCAACATCACCAGAGCCACCAACACCAGTTACGATCTCATCAAGCTCTACTGGGACAGTGCCACCCGAACTTGTCAGTGCTGGAGTATTAAGCTGACCACCCATGTTGCTGTGGTTAGTGCAGTAGTAATAAAGTGTTGGTGCGTTGTCAGCAACAACTATCTGGGTGTAAGCATTGGCCTGTCCCGCTGTTCCAGAGGTTGTCACCCCTGTTGTGTACTCGCTGCCTCCACCATGCGTCCCATTTGCTGTTGTACTAAAGCGCAACGGATGCCCATTGTTAGAGGACGCACTTTGATCGAATCGATATGTGCTGCCTTCTGTCAGACTTATAGTTGGCGCTGGGCCTCCAGCATCTATGTAATATCTGTTGCCAGCATCTGTAGATTGAACAGTTATCGCAAGAGAAACAGTTCCTGATGATGGGGTGTAAGACGTTCCACCCATTAGATTGTGATTAGTGCAATAATAGTAAAGTGTTGGCGCACCAGCCGCCACAGTTATTTCAGTGTAAGCCCCAGCATTTCCAGGAGTCCCTGATGTTGTCACACCAGTTGTGTATTCGCTGCCTCCAGCATGCGTCCCGTTGGCTGTGGTGCTAAATCGCAATGGGTGGCCATTGTTGGAAGATGCAGATTGGTCAAAGCGATACGTTTGTCCCTCTTGCAAATAAAGCTGTTGTTGAAGAACACTATCAACATAATATCTGTTGCCAGCGGCTGTGGCTCCGACGGTTATCGCATATTCTAGGTAGGATGTGCTGACCGTAGCAACTTCACCAGAACCAGAAAGGCCTGTTGCGGATACGTCTGTCGTGATAAACAGTGACGTGCTGCCAACCGCTGCTGTGCCGCCCACACCTGTCTGGGATGTGTTGATTACTTCAAAGTTGGATATTTGCCCTGAGAACGCTGTGCCCGCAATCCCAACATTAGTTGTTAATCTGCGATCAGCAAATATGTCGAAATTAAACCCTATAAATACCTCAACATTTTCTGGGTCATTGTCTGGTCTTGGGCTGAAGAGAGCTGTGGCGTCAACAACATTCTTAGCAGGAGTCAACTGCGGCTGCTTCGGCTCCCAATCTTCTGGGGAAACTCTGAGGCCATCCCAAGTTGTCTTGAGCTGAGTATAAGGCACACGTAGTCCAGAGCGATCACTTATCGCTAAAGATTTCTTGCCCTTTGCATACCTAACTCTTGCCATCAGTAAAGGTTCAATCCTCTTGGTCGGACTCTCATTGAAACGCCATCATTGTCTGTGGCTGCTGCGAACTCGAATGCTCTTTCATAAACCTGATTCAACAGGTTGAATTTATCAGGAGCATATTTCATTGCCAGCTTGCTCGCCAAACCAGCACAAAGACAATCCGTCCACCTATAAGGGATGTCTGCATCTTGGTTGCTGGCTGTTACATCTTCGAGTTGGTTTATTGACCAATAAAGCAAACTGTAGTCACCAGTGTCCGGAACTTGCCAAACATTTATCGTTGGGGTGTAGGTTTTGTCCAGCATGTATTGGCTTGGCTTGCCAGAAGATGTTTTGTTTGGCAGCTGGTTGTATGCAGAAAGGCTTACTCTTTGGATGGTGGTGTCAGTGGTGGTGCCATTTGCTGTCTGTCGAATCACGACATCTATCATGTCTATGGTTCCGACTGGCAACGTATAAGTGATCTGGTCTTTCACCAAAGCCAATGTATTATTCTGGACAGCCCAATAATTTATGCCACGGTTAGCAAACTCGCTGAAAAGCAAATTAAGGCTCCTGCGAGCTGCTTTGGCCTGATAGCCTGTCCGAGTTTCGTCATCAATCCCGCACCGCTCAAATGATTCAGCGATTATCTCTTCAACATCTGGCCGAAAAGCATATGTGTTCGATGTCGCCATTTGGTTTTCCTATGAGTAGTGTTTTTTCATCCGCAGCACGATGTTGTATGTGTCTCCAATTGCACCAAGACCAGTNGTNGTGAACATTATGTCTCCAGTTGTGCTGCCATATTCTACAGTCGAAGGCAACCCACCGAACTTGCTGAAGTCTTGATAACCAATATCATCCTCAGCCATGTGCATCATAATAACATCTGTTCCAGCATCTGCCTCTACCAGAACCGTCATGCCTTGAATTATCCACCAGCACTCCAAAAGACTGACAGAGTTGCAAGAAACACCAGCAGCACTTTTTGCCAAAGTTGACACATCAACTTTTTTTACAGCATCTTCATCACCAGCGTCAACGTATTGCAATTGGAATGCCATGACCACTTCGTTGGTGTTTTCAGAAAGCGTTTTCACGCTCGTAATATTAGCCATCTATGACCCTCCTGTAAATTATTGGTGGGCTTTGCACCCACCAACTAATTTTATGTGACGTTGTTGCTTTGAGCATAAACAACCGTCACAGCACCAACACCATTGCCTGTGTTAGCTGTGGTCACGATTAGCCTGTGATCGCCTGTGCCTGTGTTGAGCCACTTGGCTGTGCGAGTCGCGTCTGTTCCAGGACTAGCAGCGACAATCCCAACAGCATTGCCTTGAATAGCTCCTGCAGCAGTCAGAGTGGTTGCCGCACCAACACCGCCCAAACCAAGAGTCGTTGCTCCACCACTCCAAGCTGTGGTTACGGTAACATCAATTGATATTAGCTGGCTGTTTGGTGGGATTATGATGTCTGTTGTTGTGGTTGTGGCAGTCTGGTCAATCGCAGCTGTCTGAGAAAGAACAGCAAAGCCTGTGTTCTTCATGTCAGAACCGACTGTTGTGCCTGTTGTTACTTTGATTGGTCCAGCTTTGACTGGTCCTGAAAAAGTTGTAGTACCCATTGTGAATCTCCTGTCTGGGTTAAGTCAGCTCTCGCTGTCAGGATGAAAGGGAGGGCAGCTGCCCTCCCCAATTTTTATGCGCCTTCTGAGCCGAAGATGCCACGCCAGTCAGTGAAGCCGAAAGAGTAGCGTTCGCGAACTTTGTAGCGAACATTACCAGTCTCGAAGTCACCTTCCATGCCTTTTTTCATAGGCGAACGCTGGAACATTTTCAGACCATCAGGAACGTCAGTTTGGATAAACCAAGCATCAGCATCCGACAAGCGACGCATCACATGATAGCCTTTGGGCAGGTAGCCGCCAGACTTAACCGCGTTGATGTCGTTGTCTGCTGTTCCTGTGCGCAGATTAGACTCTAAGAGACGCTCTGCTACGAACTGGTATGCAGTTGGGATAACCAGCTGAGTACCTTGAGCAGCAATCCGGAGCCCACGATCGTCTTTCATATCAGAGATCTGAATTAGGACAGATTCGAGGGAAGTCTCCGAGAGGTCAGCCGCTGTTGCAAGAACATTGGACTGAACTCCACCTGTGGTTGGATGCGAAGCACTCAAAAGAGTAACACCATCACCACCTGTGAAGGCACCAGCTTGCGCATTGTTCAAGACATTAGCAGCCTTGATCTCTTTGGTCGAAGCCATCGACCGCGCAAGAGCTTTTGTGTAGCGAGAAGCGATTGAGCCATACTGGCCATCCTCTTCAGCTTCCTCAGTGATTGAGAATGCCAGAGCAATCGTTTCGTGCTGGTAGCGAGCAGTCCACTGTTGGGAAGCAGCATCGTAAGATACAGCCGCACCTTCAGTTTTAGTTGGAGCTGATGCAAAACCTTGCAGCAAGACATCTTCTTCAAATGCTTTCTGCGAAGTGTTGCTTTCAAATACCGCAGCATACTCAGCTGGATATGTGTCGTACTCAAGACCGAAGAGAGTGTTCAGTCCTGGCTCAAGCATTTTTGCAAATGATGCTCTATTCATTGCCATCGTTCAGACCCTCCTTATATACCAGCTACATTTGTACCAAGGATGTGCTCATTGATTAACACCTCCATGATAGCATTTGCGCCGAATGCGTTGTCTGGAGTTTCATGCAGAGCAAGGATTTTGCAAGTAGCAATACCTGCAGCCATTGTTCCACTAATCTCAAAACCAGATTGACCAGTCAAAGTTGAACCTGCCCCAGCAACAACATCAGCACAGTTGCCGATATTCGTCTGGGCTGGGGTTCCAGCAGACTGAACCTTGAAAACAGTGTATGGATCGTCATACACATATGCTATGATGTCTGTAGCAACTGTGCCTGAAGGCCAGTATTCACTATAAACATACGAACCATCTGCAGCGGTGTAAGACACACCAGCAAA